ACGCACCCAGGACATTCTGCCCGACATGCGCGCCCTAAAGCTGGCGGAGATGAAGCGCCGCGCTCGTGAAGCCGTGGAGAAGATGTCTCAGAAGGTCGACGACCAACTCGAAGAGGGTAAGTGGCGCGAGGCCATCAAGGAGATCATCTACGACTTTGTGACGTATCCCGCCTGTTTCCTCAAGGGGCCGACGCTCAAGCGCAACCAGAAGATAACACAGAAGTATGATAACCTGATGCGCAAATGGCAGGCCATCATCGAAGAAGACAAGATCGATACCTGGGCGCGCGTGGCACCGAACAAGATATACCCCGAACCGCACTCCAAGAGCATCAACGACGGTTATCTCTTCGAGCTTGCGAGTTATAAGCGCAAAGACCTGTATAATGCCAAGAAAATCGACGGCTACAGCGCCGATGCCATAAGTCGCATACTCCGGCAGCACAGTGACGGTGGACTTCACGAGTGGACGCTTCTCGACACTGAACGGCGCGCGCTGGAAAAGAAATCCACATATACCTTCGGCAGTGACCTCGATACCCTGATATTCTGGGGTACGGTCCCGGGGAAACTACTGCGCGATTGGGGCATGGACGCCGCAGTCGTGACCGACCCGGACGGCGAATACGATGTCTGGGCCGAGATGATTGGCAGTGAAGTCATCATGGCGCGCATCAACCCCGATCCGCTGGGGGATAAGCCGTACTTCAAGGCGTGCCTCATAGAGGACCCTGATCGGTTCTGGAACAAGGCCGTGCCTGACATTCTGTGGGATATCTCAAGCCTGTGCAGCGCCGTTCTCCGAGCCAGTGGCATAAACGCGGCTTTTGCGGCCGGTCCCATGGTCGACATCAACGTCGATCGACTAGAGAACGCCAATGACGACGCGATATATCCGGGCAGAAAGTTCAGGTCAACCAATAAGCAAATGGTTGAATCCAAGGCCATAAATTTCTATCAGCCGCAACTTCAGGTAAGAGGACTTGCTGATTTTCATGAAACATGCTACCAACTCGCTGACGAATGGTCTGGCATTCCCCGGATAGCCCATGGCGGAGATCAGCCCTCCACGGGCGTAACGAGCACGGCGAGCGGAACGTCGATGTTCATCACTCAGAGCAACCAGGGGATCGCCGCGTATGAAAAGAACCTTGACTTTGGACTCATCGCGCCCAGCGTTGGCAAGCAGTATCAGACAAATCTCTGGGAAAACAAAGATGATATGTTCAGCAGCCCATACCTCGACGCCAAGGTCGTGGCCCGCGGGTCATCCAGCCAGACAGCCAAAGAGCAACAGTCCGTACGGCGCAATGAATTCTCTGCCCACCTCTCGCCCGAGGAAAAACAGATTCTCGGCATGCCGGGCATCCGTGAGCTCCTGAAGCAGAAGATCCAGGCGCTTGAGATGGACACCGACAAGCTCTTGCCGGACGACCGCGAGATTATAGAGAAAATGACGGGCCTGCAGATGCCGGGTGCAGGACAGCCACAGTTGATGGCGCCCACTGGTCAACCGCAGGGAGAGAAGCCAGAAGCGCTGTCACCGGCTGGTGACAAGTCGGGCGGCCGTGACTTCGCTCTCTATGCGGGGGCACAGGCATGACGAATCCCGACCGCGACATGCTCATGACCGTCATCCGGCTCAAGGGCGATCCGAATTTTGATAAGTTTTGTGCGTGGCTACAGCAGAGCTGTGATACCCAGAGCCGGAACAACAACCACGAGTTAGACCGGGACAGATCGAACCAGAACAAGGGCCGAGCGCTCGAACTCGAAGAACTGTTGAGTCTTATAAAAACGGCTGAAACGGATTTTAAACGCCAGCAGGAACTACCGAAAGGGCTGGTCTAGGGATAGGGAGGTAGCGACAATGTTATTCCATGGACAACAGGCGCTCGATATAGCACAGGGCATTGACCGCAATGGACTCACGCAGGTCCATATCCGCGGCAGGAACGCCGATATTGATACTGGCGCTGAGGACATTTGGGACGCAGGAGCCACGCTTACACAGTTCGCGGCCGCAGCGGATGTGCATGTGTCGAGTTCAAGCGCGGCAGACACCACGCAGACGTTGACGATCAACGGACTCGATGCGAATGGCAACGCGCAAACAAAAACCGTGGTCCTTGCGGGGCAGACGGAAACCGCTGTGGCGGGAACATGGACGTGTATTTTCTCGGCCAGCCTGAGTGCTGCATGTGCAGGCGATGTCTATGTCTATGAAGACGATACCGTGGTCGCGGGCGTGCCCCAGACGGCGGCAAAATTCAAGGCCAAGATCCCCATCGCCGCGCTCAAGACATTCATGGCGGTCTATATGATACCCACAGGCCATACTGGATTCCTCGTTGAGTATAGCGGCAGCCACGCGGGCATCGAACTCTGGCGCATCCCGGCTCTCGGAGGAGCTCTTGAATGGCTGGAGAACCTCAATGGCTACCGGCAGGTCCCCGTGTATCTCCCGGCAGGCACGTTCATTAAATTCCGGTATACGGCTGCGGCCGATAATCAGGATGTTCGTGCCTCCGCAACGATCATACTGAGGAAGGGTTAATGGAAAAACAAGTTCAAGAAGCCATGAACGACGTGAAGGAATTTTTCGCCCATCTTCAGGCCTATCCTGATAAGTCCTTCACGCTCAGGCTTGAGGGTGGCAAGGGAAAATACCGCGGTTCTGGACTTGAGATCAACAAGCCAGCGGGAAAGGGACTGAATTTCACGGAATGAAAACAGATGCTAGATGCCAAAAAATCAATTAAAGTATTGCTGATAGATTGGATAGACTCGTGCGGCAATTCAGGGTGGCTTGATTCTGATGTATGTAAGGCAGAATTATCTCAATGTCAAACGGTAGGATTTCTTGTGGAGGAAACCAAGGACGCATACTGCGTGGCATTGAATAGAACGACCACAAAAGGTCATAAGCCATATGGAGAAATTATTTCTATTCCAAAAGTTGCTATAAAAAAAGTTACATTGTTGAAAACATTGCGGGTGGGAGGTTGGTCATCTCGGGCGGCCTCATAAGCCGCTGTAACTGATTTCGATTATCAGACCCGCTACCAAGTCTTTGTCATAGTCCGGCACAAAAGCAGTATAGACCGGGCGCATAATAAGTAACCACCACAGACAGCACCTCGAACAAACGAGCCTGTTTCAGCGACTCCCAGCAAGGGAATCCCGCCGGAACAGGCTTTTTTATTTTGCACCGATCGAACCCCGGATCACCCGGCTCGACGGGCAGCGCAGCACCGTGGAACCCCGGATCACCCGGCTCCACGCGCGAACCCCGCAAAAGTTGCAAGCGGCTCGCAGAAAAGGAGTGACCCATGGAAGCCAAACCAGCAGTCCCAGCAAGCGTGACACAGCAGAAAGAGGATGCGCACAAACTTTTCGATGAATACGAGAAGGGCCTGGAGAACCCCGCAGATATAACACCAGCGGCTCCCGGGACCAGCGTAGACCTCCAGACGCTCGAGGAAGGAACCCCGAAAGTGCCGGTAGCGGCAGCGGCTCCCGAGTCCACGACAGATGCTGAGACGCTCAAAAAACAGATCGAACAGCTGTCATCGACGATCTCTGATCTGCAGGCATTCATCGCCGATGAAAAGAGAGATACGTGGAAGCAGAAGTTTCTCGTCGTAGACGGCAAGTTCAAGGCCGAAACGGCTCCGGCGCTGAAACGCGCGCACGAGTTGGAAGCGCGAGTGAAGGAACTCGAGACGGAAGTCAGAATTAATGCTGACCTCTCGGCATCTCACGCGGCAAAGCCCACAGGGAGCGACAGTCAGCCCCTGACAGACGACGACAAGACCGTCATGGACGAACTGGGCGTCACCGAAGATGTCTATCGGCGGATGAAACGGATCTTCGCTCCAGCACCAGCGGCTCAACCACAAGCGGCAGCCGCAGAACCGGCGAAGGTCCCAGCGGCAGAACCGGTAAAAGCCGAGCCCGCGGCACAACCAGCGGCGCAGGAGGCAGACCCGGCGAGAGCGGCGTATTTCACGCAGTTGGA